GCAAGACGTAAACGAAAGGAAAACCGTTATGCTAAAGAGAAAAGAATATTCGGAAAGTAAAGAGATAGGTAAAACTAATTGTGAAGACTGTGGTAGCTCAGATGGATTCGCTTTATACGATGACAATCACGGTTACTGCTTTGTATGTGGAGTTCATATACAAGATGTAGGACAACGAAAGGAAATTAATATGACCAATATGTCTAATGTTGCAATAGATATGGAGAAGTTTAAAGAGACTCTTGGAGACCATAGGGGTTGTCAAGAGAGAGGTATCACTAAAGCAATAGCAGAACACTTTGATGTTCGTGTTATGTATAATGATAAGAGAGAGATAGAGGCATATTGTTATCCTTACTATAACTCTAGTAATACACTAGCTGCTTATAAGATAAGGACTATGCCTAAACAATTTAAAACAGTAGGAGAATTTAAAGATGTCCAGCCGTTTGGTAGTCAAGCTTTTGGAAATGGAGGTAAACGCCTTGTCATCACGGAAGGAGAGTTTGATGCGATGGCGGTTGCACAAGCTTCCCTCAACAAATACAAGAAGATCTATCCAGTTATTAGTGTGGCTTCGTCAACTAACCTCAAGAGTTTACTCCTCAATCGTACATGGATTAGATCGTTTGAAGAGGTAGTTTTATTCTTCGATAGTGATGATGCAGGTAATAAGGCTATAAGAGAAGCCGCTAATATAATCGGTATAGATAAAGTTAAGGTAGCCAGTAGCACTGCTAAAGATCCTTGTGAGCTATTCAATCAAGGTGGCTACATGAGAGTCATGGAAGCTATATGGGATGCACAACCCTATAGTCCAGCTGGGATTGTTATGGGTCATGAAGCTGTATGGGAGCAGTATCTTGAGAGACAATCAAGAGAAAGTATACCATATCCTGATTGCCTTAGAGGTATCAATGATAAGACTAAGGGTATGAGGTTTGGTGAGATAACTTTGTTCACCAGTGGTACTGGTAGTGGTAAAAGTACTGTCATTAAAGAGATAGTGCTAGACTTACTTGCCAAGACTGAAGATAAAATAGGTATGATATCACTTGAAGAATCTGTTGGTGATACTGCTGAGAAGTTTATTCAGATGCAGTTGAGACAGAACCTACAAGAGTATGATGTATCACTTGAAGAACAAGAACAAGCATCTAAAGAAGTCTTTGGTACTGATAGACTAGTGCTATTAGATCATCAAGGTTCTGTAGGTGATGAGTCATTGATAGATAAGATAGAGTACATGGCTCTGATGGGCTGTAGATATCTTATACTCGATCATATCACTATAGCAGTATCTGAAGGTGCTGAGGGTTATAGTGGTAATGAAGCCATTGATAAGGTTATGTCAGACCTCTTGAAGATAACTAAGAAGCATAATATATGGTTAGGTATTATCAGTCATCTACGTAAAGGATTGGTTGGTAGTAAGAACTTCGAAGAAGGTAAGTTACCTAGTTTAGATGATATCAAAGGCTCAGGCTCTATTAAGCAGATATCATTCGATATAATAGGTTTTAGTCGTAACATGACTGATGAGAATGAAGATGTACGTAATACAATTAACTTCACTGTTCTTAAGTCTAGGTTTACAGGTAAGACTGGTCCAGCTGGTGCAGCTAAGTATCATCATAATACATCTCGTCTCACATGGACAGATGGTTTAGACTTTGAGGTATTAGACTAATGGCTTGGATGAATGAACTAGAAAGAATAAAACAAAAAGAAATAGAGTTCCTTAACAATAGAATTAATAGTCTTACTAAGGAGCGTAACATGTATCGTACACAAGCTATGATGCGAATGAATAGAATAAAGGAATTAGAAGACAATGAACGTAAGATACTCAAGGAATCACTCGATCAAGGCTCATGAAGATGCTGAACAGATAATCAATCAACTCAGAGCCAATAAGGTAGTGAGACACCTTGTTGAGTGGACAGTGAGTGAATGTAAAAATTTTATAGTGGTGAAACTCAATGAAGAAAATAAAGAGACAACTTATTAAGATACAAAATAACATGGCTAAAGGTGGAGGTAGAATACCCTCTATAGCTGAAGCCTTAATCATGCTAAGAAAGGCACAGGGAAATGACAAAGGATAATGTTAGAGATAAAGTTAAAGCTGAATCAAATAAGATTAAGATTGAAAAGTATGATCACTTATATATGGACATTGCTAGACGAGTCGCTGAGATGTCCTATGATACAGACACTCAAGTGGGAGCAGTCATTGTTAAAGATGGGAATATTATTTCAATGGGTTGGAACGGTACTCCTTCAGGGTTTCCTAATAATTGTAAGGATACCACAACTGGGAATACACTTCCTATTGTTATACATGCTGAAGCTAATGCTATATGTAAGCTGGCTCGCTCTAGCACGGATGGACAGGGTGCTACCCTTTACACTACGCTATCTCCTTGTACGGAATGTACTAAGCTTATCCTCCAATCTGGTATTGATAATGTCGTGGTTGGACAAGCATATGAGAAGGATATGGTGGGGTATACAATCTTAAACAACAGAAAAATGGTAAAAGTACTTGCCAAGAAGAAGTAAACATGTTATAATACAAGTCCAGAAAAGAAAGAGAGAACTATATGCAGGACATAAGAGAGTACCTCCTCAATAAAATAAGAGGAGATGATCTAGGAGTAAAGCCTAGAAGAAATTTACAGCTCATGCGTATGATTGATACGGATGGTGTTGACATGTTAGACTTTCTAATAGATGACATGATATCCTATACCAGAAAGGTAATTCAACGTTGCTTTAAACGCAATAAGGTTGAAGGTGAGTCAGCAATAACTCAAGCTTCAATGGCAATAGGTAAATATATAATAGAAGGTTGGGATAGCTCTAATGTAAACTTCAGAGATCATGTACGAGTAGGTGATCTCATCATTGAAGGTTTCGTTATGTGTGGCTATCTAACTATATCAGTAGGACATATGAAGAGTCGTAAGCCAGTGACCATACATGCCACAAGTAAGTGGGGTGAGATGGAAGTAATCGCTGGCAAGACTACCTGTATAAGTGCTACGCCAATCCCTCCCATAACTAGTTTATTCCAAGATAATGGTAGACCAGTTATAAAGACTTGGGAGAAAAATAAAGAACAAAAGTTCCTTAAGTACCTTGATAAGCCATTTGTAAAGGCAATAGATAAGCTACAAGCAACTAGGTTTATAGTTAACTCTGATGTGCATAAGGCTATCCTAGAAAACTGGGATATATTTATTAGTAATGAAGAATATAACGGTGAAGACAAGAATGAGAACGCTAAGCTTTATCAACGTCAGGCTTCTAAGAATAGAGAAGTCAAAGAGGTTATGGCTGCAGCGGATAAGTGGTTAGACAAAGAGTTTAGCTTTTATCTTGATGCAGACTACAGAGGTAGACTATATTATAGTGAACCATTCTTTAACTTTCAAGGAGCAGATATAGCAAGAAGTCAATTACTCTTTGCCAAAGGAAAACTCTTTGATGAGACAGCTAACTTCTGGTTGGCAGTACATACTGCTTGCTCATTCAATCAGTCATATAGTATAGATCAAATACCTAATTGGGCTTCTGTAGATTATAAAAGTATACTACAAGAAGAAGAGCTAGATACTATATCGGTAGATAAAATGACACTAGAAGATAGAGCTAGATGGACTCAAGAGAACCTTGATGTGATAATAGAGATGGGTGAGATGAGAATCTTTGCAGAGGAAGCAGAGAAGAAGATAGCATTCATGGCTTGCTGTATTGAGTGGTATAAGTACTCTCAATCTAAAGGAGAGTTCTATACTCAATTACCTATACCTATTGATGGTGCTAACAATGGTTGGCAACACTTGGGTGCTATGTCTAAAGACGCTCTTACAGGTAGACTAGTAGGATTAACTGCTGAGGAAGTACCTAACGATTTCTATGTACAAGTTGCAAAGAGATTATGTGAGAGGATGCCTGAATGGTTTGAAGAAAGGCAGATGCCTATGAAGCATATTAGGAAGGGCATAGCTAAGAGAGGTGCTATGACTAGAGCTTATAGCTGTGGTCAAAAGAAAATGTCAGAGTCTATGTATAGTGATTGTTATCAATTTGGTTACACTAAAGATTACAATATCAATACATGGGATTGTGATGAGCTTAGTAATCAAGTGATACGAGCTATACAAGAGGTCTGTCCAGGACCACTAGATACTATGAGATATCTACAACGACTAGCTGATAAAGAGATATCTAATTGG